AATGTCGCCGTGCCATTCAGCGCAGCCGTGACGTTGCCTTCAAATGCACCCACCCCGGCAAATGCACCGACACCGGACACCACGAGCGCGCCTGTGCCCGTGAACGCTGCTACCCCGTCAAAGGTGCCCGCAATGTTGCGGCCCGATACAATGGCTCCTGACCACGCTGTGACGCCGTTGGCGGCGTTGTGCGAGGAAATCCCGCCGCCCGTGATCGGCAGCATGTATCCGGCGCCCGCGTAACCTTCGGGCCTTGATGTCAGCACCCGCGCCGTTGTCGCGAGGTCTTGCAGGGCGAAGTTTCGTCTCGGTCCAGACGAACCAAACATCGAAGGGGCTTGCGGGGTAAACTGTCCGAGCCCCGAAGCGTGCGCTGTCGAATTTCCCCCGAACGAGCGGCCCGGCGACTTTGACGCGAGGGTATAATTACCGAGCAGCGCCATCAGCTCCAGCCAAAATCCAAGTGACCATAGAAGGCCGAGTTGTTTGGTATGGCCGCGCCCGCATAGATCAGCCAGCCAAGGCAGGCCCCGTCATAGATGCGCGGCATCGAAGGCAGCTGGTTCACCAGATCGCGCTCTGCCGCTACGCCGAGTGTCGTCATGGGCAGCGTCATCAGCGGCCTTGCCTTCACGAGGTTGTAGACCCCGGCCGTGACACCAGACGATGCCAGGATAATGTTCTGGATCGACCTGATGCCTGCATCGCCTGCTTGAAGCGGCATGAACGGGCCAAACTTGCCCGAACCTGTCCCGCTGTACGGAATGCCGAAAATCGGCGCCGTCGCGTTGTTTGTCGGCAGCGCAGGGCTGGACGGTGTCGTGCGCGAACCTGTGCCAGCCGAGTTGGTGTAGGTGAGCTGGAACGTCGTCGTGCCCGCTGTGCCCGCTGTGCTGGCCACGAGGAAGGCTTGCACGCCTGCCCCGTCACCATAGCGCGGGTTATAAAACGTCAGCGTATTGGTGCCCGAACCCGCATCCGTGAACGCTATGGCTGTGCTGGCAATGGCATTGCTCAGGGATGTGGCAAGGCGCGATGTCGTCGCGGAGACGCGAATTGTCCAATACGTGGTGTTGATTGCGAGGCCCGTAGGCAGCGCGCCCGTCGTTGTGAACCGGACGGGCGTGAACGTGTCGTAATCGTTGACGGTCGTCATCAGCAGGCCGGTCGAGGACGAGAACGTCACGTTCTCAGTGTTCGCCAGCGTCTTCGTGCCCGTCGTCGAAATGGTCGCGTTCGTCAACGTCGTCGTGCTGATGAAATCGCACAGCATCGCCACCGCTGGCATCGTTGTCGCCGCTGCGCTGTAAGCACTGGCGTTGAGGAGAACTTTATAGTCCGTGTACGCTGCGTTGACCGCGCCGCCGTGCTGGATGCCGCCATGCGTTGCCTGAAAATCATACAGCGGCTTCTCGACAAGCGTGACACCCGAACCGACCAGCGTGTTGGCAGGCGGGTTGCCTGCGCCGGTCAGCAGCGATTGCCATGAACCTGCGACGACCGTACCAGCGGTCGCGTGGTTCTTGTTCCAGTCCGAACGGAAGAATTTCCCGCTGTTCGAGACGTTGGAGATCAGGTTATCAAGAGACGAAAAGCCAGCCATTTCAATTCCAAACCGTTTCTATTGTGCCCATGATCTGCCCCGACGCGATTGACCCCGATGGTAAGCAGATCAGGTTCAGGTATGCGTCGTCTTCGATCCGAGGCAGGGTTGCCGGATTATCCAGCGCGAAGTCCTTTTCCGCAGGGGCTTGCAGGTCATAGACCCCCAGCGTTGCGAGCGGCTTGACCAGCACGAGCGAGACCAGCCCCACATCGCCCGTCAGGAACGTGCAGGCCTCGATTGATCGCACGCCGGTGTCGCCCGCCTGGAGCGGCAGGAACGGCCCAGCGCACCCAACCGTCGCAGCGGCCGTCGTGATGATCGTGCCCACAGTGGTCTGCGTATTACACGTCACGTTCGGAGTGACCCGGCCAGCAACTCCCGCGCTGTTCGTATATGTCACGAAGAACGACACGCCGCCGATCTGCGATGCCACTTCCACCGCCATCATCTGCACGCCAACGCCGTCCGTGTACCGCGTCAGGCTTTCGGATTGCGTCATGTCCTGTTGGTCGGTGCTGCTCATGTCCACGAACGGATAATACAGCAGGTAATCGCAGAGGATCATGGGCAACGGCAGAGCAGTGGTCGGCGTCGAGACCAGCGCCATCAGGCGGCGCAGGTGCTTGGTCCTGCCAGCGCCAGGCGTTGCCCCGTGGAAGATGCCGCCATCGCTTGATTGCGCCAGCCGCTTCGACACCAATGGTGACGCCGCATAATAGTTTGGGTTCGGATTACCTGGCGACATCGACAAATCGAACCAGATGTTCGTGCCCGTCACCTGCGTCGGCGCCTTACGGAAGCCGAACACGGTCGTCTGACCGCCCTCGACGGCCTCGATCAGTTCACGGTGATTGAGGAACCCGGTCATTCGCTTGGCTCCGGCGGGTTCTCGATCACCGCCTCGTATTCACCCACGCACAGACACGCCCGATGCGCCTCGCCGTCTTCGGCGCGCACTTCTATCCCGCATTCGGGGCATCGATAGTGGATGATGATCGGCATCAGTCTTCCGTGCCGTCGAGGTCACCGGCCCCGAATTGAGGCTGGATGCCGGACGAGATGGCCAGCGAGGCACTCAGCGCGCCCTTGTACAGTATCTTGCCCGCACCTGACGCTGCCGTGCCAATCGCAAAGTGCGTGGCGGTGACACTCGACCCCGTACACTGCGGGAACTGGATCAAGGCAGCGTTTGTCACCGCGTTGCCCGTCACCGTCCAGCCCGACCCAGAGCGAGCGACCGCCACACGCGCATAGCTGGTATAAGCCACCTCGTTAGTCGTCTGGTTGCCCGCTTCTCCGGGGTCGGACGAATGCAGCGAAACATGCAGGTTCGTCAGCGGCGACGAGGCTGCGTTGTCTGCAATGTTGGCGATGCCGGTGCCGTTGAAGATCAGCAGCAGCAGGTCGTTCTCGAATGTATTGCCCTTACTCATTGGATACCTACCGGCCTTCCCTGTTCATTGAACTTGATCGTTTTCGGACGCGTCAGGCTTTCAGACAACGTGCGCTGCGCATCGGCTATGGCTGCGAGCCCTTCAGCGACCATTGACAGGGCCGCTTCCTGCGCCTGTTCGCGCCTTGCGGACTGCTCCATCGTCTGACGTTCTTTTTCCTCGCTCTTAAGGCTGCGCTCGGTTTCGCGGTACTCGTCCTGTTTGGTTTTCTCGCTTGTCTCATATCGCAATGCCTCGGCCTGTTCAACGGTCGCCACGATTTCGAGCTGGCGCATGGCCACGTCGATCTCTTTGAGCTTCAGGTCGAGCGTTTTCAGCATGGCGTCGGTCTGGGCCTTTTGCTGCGCTTCCGCCGCTTTCAGGCGCGCCTCTTCCTGCTTCATGGCGCGGTCTTCCATTTGCATCTGGCGAGAGGCCTGCATTTCCATTTGCTTTGCGGCCATCGCTTCCTGGCGCTCTTTGGCGCGTTCGGCGGCTTCCTGCTGCTTGATCTGCATGTCCATTTTCATCGCTTCAAGCTTTGGATCTGGCGGCGGGGGTTGCGGAGGCTGGGCGGCTTTCGTTGCCAATTCCTCGATGAAATCGTCAATTGTCTGTTCCATTGCCCGGCCAGCACGATAAGCCCCCGTCACAAACCGAAGCATCTCAGCGACTAGCTTAGCGGCTTCCGGCGCAGCCTGCACGATAGGGCCAGAGCTAACCATGAGATTACCGACGGCCTGCGCAAACTCGTTCCGCCTCTGTTTCTCGGCGTCCTCGTTAGGCTGGATTGTGCTGTCCGAGGCTGTCTGGAGGATAAATGGCCTCATGCGCTCGTTACGTAACAGCGCAAGCACCTCCTCAGCCGCAATCGCATCCTTTGGCAGGGGAGGAAGCTGCGGCATCTGCGGCATTGGCTGGGGAGGCTGGCCGGATTGTTGGGCCAGTTGCATCTGTTGCGCCATTTGAGCCTGTTGGGCTTTCAACGCTTGATGCTGCTGGATCAGAGCGCCAGGGACCAGCTTATCCATCTGGCACATCTGCATGATCGTTTGCGGCTGGAAGTTTTCCGCAATGATCTCGCCCGCAATCTTCATCGCGTCATCAGCGACCCGGACCATTTCTTCCTGACGCGAGCGCACGCGAACAGACCCGAACTGCGCCTTGATGTTTTGCGCGGTTGCTGTCTCGGATGCCTTCGTCTCACCCCGCATAATGTCCGAGATGCCCGAAATCTGGTAAATGTCCTCGATCAGTTGCTTGCGAAGCGCAACGAGGGCCGAAACCGTGTTTGCAATCTCCATCAGGGGCATAAACAGAATAGCATTCTGCATCCCTTGACCAAGCGCCGCAACAGTTGGCACCGGGATCATGACAGCGTTGTCGTCCTGAGACTGGAATGCCTTTTCCAAGGCTGTCCCAATGTCCTCGCCGCCAGCCGAGTAAAAACCCTTCATCCGCAGCGCATCGGACAAGGCCGAAATCCGCCCGGTGAGCGTGTTAACCTCTTCCAACTGGTCCCTGTAAAACAGGTAATCGGGAACAGGGATCAGGCTTTCAGGCTCGCAAACGCTGTAAGCTGGCTTCGGGCATGGGTAAAACCCGTCCAAGTCAAGCCAAGGGTCACGCCGGTCAAGCAGTTCCTTGCTGCCCTTGTGAACCCAGACGACCGTCTCCTGGCCTTTGTGCCAGAGTTCCCAGACTTCGGCCTTCTTCTCAACCTTGTATTCTTCAGCCGTGTCGTTTTCGGCCTCGACGTATTGGATTTCCCGCCAGCTATCCCCAAACCGGCGCATTCCCTGTTCACGTGTCAGCCATGACCGGCGAGCAACCCAGCCCACCTCAGACCATGTTCTGACAGGCTCATGCAAAAAGTCTGCCCGGTTGACATGGTCATAACAGACGTATTCGAAGAAGTCCTCAGCGCCCTCGCCGTAGCCTTCTTCGGCTTCGTCGTCGTCGGCGCCTTGGTCGTTTTGTTTGCTGTTAGGGACCATCTCAGCCATGCCGCCTTCGGTCTTGTAACGCAACCACATGACACCCCGGCCGAACAGGGTCACATCATCCCGGATGTGCAGCATCGTGTCATGGATGCGCTCTGCGTCGAAGCTGACCATCAGGCAGCGTTCAATCACTTCTGACGCAGTGCGGTTCACTGGCTTGCGGTCTGAGAACCGTGTCTTGCACACTGGCACAGGCGGGCGGGCGTAAATCGTGGGTTTGAGCACCTCAATGTTAGCATAGAGAAGCTGCATCTCCTTAGAGCCGCTCTCATTGCTCAGGCGCTTCAGGCTGGCATAGTTCTCCTTGGCCCGGTCGCAGCGTGCATGCCAGCTTTCAAACGCTTTGCCGGCGTCCTGGATAAGGTCCAGCCAAGGGCGAGATGACGTGCTGTCCGGTTCTGGTGCTTCGGTCTCGGGTTCCATGTCACACCTTCATCGCTGAACGCTTACGAGGCTTCGGCGGGCCGTCAAGCAATACCGTGCCGCTTTGTTGACGGGCTTTAGGCTGTTCGGTCTCACGCGGCGCACTGCGCCATGCGATGGACAGATACCTGAAGGCGTCTGCGGGATGCGAGGCCCAATCGTGGACTTCGTTGGCACGGAATGTCTTCTTGTCGTCATCCCACTCGCGCCTGTATTGCTCTAGGGCAGAAATCCCGAATTCCTCGCAGCGCGGGTCAAACACACACCGCGCCAGTGTCTTGCGTGCCGCGTTGATCCCGTCCAGCTTTGACAGGCTTGGCACCAGCTCAGGGTGTAGGCCGAAATTTATCATTTGGTCAATTGTTGTCTTCGCGCCGGGAAGTCCGAAGATCCGATGCGCTGCGTCATGCGGGACGTAATCAATCCCATCTATCCAGCCATAGGTTTCCCGCCTTTGCCCGATCTGCTCGGCGTAATGATCTACACCGGCCCCAGCGGACGAATAACAATCAAGGATAAGCACCTGCAAACCGACGACCTGAAACCACCAGATGGACGTATCGTCCTTAACGCCAATGTCCCACGCCCGATGCACTGGCTTGCCCGGTAAAGGCTCAATCGGGGTGATCCGGCCCTCATTGCGAACGTCCAGCATTTCTCTGGCGTAGAACGCGCCAAGAATGGCAGCGTTGAACGAGCACAGATACTCCTGCTCAAACTGTGCGCGGCCCAGATCAGAGCCATACAGCGCCACGTATTCCGCAAGGCTTTCCTGCAACTGATCAGGGCTTAGAGCGCCCGTGTTGTGAACCGTCGAGATTTCCGCAAACCATTTCGGGTTCGTGACCGCCATGTCAAACATCGACTTGGCGTGGTTCCTGCCCCTTGGCGTGGTGATAAACGCAGCCCAGCCGTCGTTTTCTTCCAGCATCGGGCGCAGATAGGCCCAGGCGCTTGGGTTAGCCAGGGCAAACTCTGAGAACACCACACCTGCCACACCTGCACCTACAAGGCTGTTATACCGATCTGAACCAATGACCTGCCATGTCGAGCCGACCTTCAGCTTTATCAGCATTTCGCTTTCGTTAGTGCTTTCCCGCAGTTCCATCGGGAACGCCTCGTCGATACGGCGCTTTCCGGTGTGCGGGTTGATTGCGGTCCAGATGCCTTTGCGGGCCTGTGCGTATTCAGGGAAAGCGTGCCAATAGTTTGCCGGCCGTTCGTGTGCCTTGATGCAGGCGCCGTGCAGGCAGACGTCGTCTTTGCCCCAGCGGCGGTGTGCTATCTCGATGAGGCGGCGCACATCGTGTTTCTGCCATGCGTCCCAAAAAGGTAATTGGTAGGGCCTTGGACGCCAGCCGTTGTGCGGAAGCTGGATGATCACTTGTTGACTTGAACGACGATCTTGCCGTCCTCGCCAACGCCTGCGATCTGAAGCGGAAGCAGCCTGCCCATCAATGCGGCAAAGGCCTTCTTCTCATTTCTGGCAAGGTCTTCGCAGTATCCTGTCAGGCCGTCTTTGCCATCGCCATCTGACCCAACGGCTTCAGCGGCGATAATCAGGGCTTCCTTGAGCAGCTTTGTGGTCTTGTTTTCCAAGCCTTTCGGGCGGCCTGGTCCCGGAGTGCCATCGCCAACCCGTTTTGGTTTTTGCTCCGTTTTTTTATCGTCCACATCGTCCTCCTGCCGGTCTGAGCGGTCAGTCTGGTCTGTTATTGGTCCTGTTGTATTTCTGCAACACTTTCAGCGGCGCCGTTCATCAGCACTGCGTCTGGAACTTCATCGCCTGAGAGAGCGTATTTGCCAGTATGTTCTGCGTGATGGGTTTCCCATGCGTCGGCGGAAACGGCTGAGGTTTCGTCGGGTTTGCCCATCCAGTCGGTAATCTCCACGATGGGTTCATCTGCCGTATCCAGCCTGCGTGGGATGATGGCTTCAGACACGCCCCAGCTATCCACGATCAGCTTGTGTGCGTCGAGCTTGGCTTGGATGCGGTCGCCAATTGCGGCGTCAAGGTCGAGCAGGCGATTGCGGATTGCTTCGGCTTCGGACACGTCAGCATCGTGCTCAGGGCTTTCAAGGGCCTGAATGGCTTGGGCGAGCATCTGGTTAGCGGCTTTCAGGTCAGTCACTTCTTGTCTCCGTTGAGATAGGCTTCTAGCTTCTTTGCCGCCGCGATCACGTCTTCGGGCTTTTTATAGTCCAGATTGAGGGACGCGGCAATTGACAGCGCGTGATAACGCTGGCTGTAGGCGTCAGGGATGATCGGGCGGACGTTGGTCATGGGCGGTTAGTCCTGTGATTTGCGGGCTGGGTCAACCACACCCATGGGGAGCGCAGTCCGGTCATAGGCTATGGCTTTCGGGGGTTGAACTTCCTGCGCGGCCCAGAATTTCCACCAGGCTTTTTTGGCTGGCTTGGGCTTCTTCTGCTTTTTGCTCACAGGCTTGATCTCCATTGTGCATCGGCTTGCGGGATAACGCGCCTTGTGGCGTGCTTGCGGTCGTGGCCGCAGAACCGGCACACATGCCATTCCTCGGTATGCCGGTTGCCGTGGCGGTCGATGTCCACACGAATTTCGATGCGGTTGACGTGTGCGCCTCGCCGGCAGGTTTCTAACCTCATGGCACGCCCTCTGCACGGAAATCACCCCACAAGCTGGTGAAGTCCGGCTTGGCCTCAGTCGGCTTGCAGAACGCAGGATCGTCCCACAAAATGCGGTTATTCGGGAACGCCCCGATGCTGCCGTCCTGCATCAGGAAAAGGTGCAGGTGCTTGTGCTGTGTCGTATCCTCAGCCAGCGAGCTTTCGGCGAAATCCAGCGTGCACCAGTAGGTCGCTGGCCGTCTGTCTGGCAGGATCAGGGCGCGCATGTTGCGATGGAATTCAAGCTCATGGACGCCGAAGCTGGACGAGAAAGTATCCCATGGCTGGATGTAGGTCATATCCACAGGACCGGGCTGGCGGGGTTCGTCCGGCACACGATGGCAGAATGCTTCGATAGGGGCCAGGAACCCGGCTCCGGCGTGATCTTCCATCAGCATGATCTGAAGCCACAGGCTCTCGCCTTCGATCACACGCAGGCCGTGGATTGCACCGAAGAAATACTCGCCGTGCCCCTCGCCCAAGTTTTGGGTATATTCCCGGCGGATGTAGCCGTAACGCCACGGGCGAAGGCTTCCAATGATGTAATGCGCTGCCGGGTTCATGGGCGCCCCGCTAGGCCGCAGAAGCCTTCTGGCGCTTCGCTGTCAGGGTTGATCCAACGCCAAGCCATGCAGGCAGAGGCGATGCAATCGGCAGAGCGGTGGCGCCCGCCATCAAGCGTGCGGTTTGCCGCAGCCCCAACGGACGCGGCTAGGCCTCGCACATGCGGACACCACTTCGTCTTCGCTTCATCCTCGGTCATTTTGTAGCTCCTTTGTGAGACCAGACAGGCCCAGCCAGCGTAATATG